TTCCAATATGCTTCTTTTAATAATTCTCGTAGCTTACACTTTTTTCTCGCTACTTGGCCCGTCGTTGGCATATGGCTTACCTCAATGGGCATCTGCACAATGGCTTTCAACCTTAATGGTTTTAACTTTAATCAGTCCATTGTCGATACAAACGGCAAAGTCATTCCTACTTGGGCTGACGTTGTAAACAGACAGAACCTTGGAATGGAAGTAATGCACGAAAGAAATGCACACAACTTCCCACTTGACTTAGCATCAACTGAGTCAACAAACATCGCACTTACTGCACCACACATAGGTTAATTCCTCGTCCGTTCATCGCTATGCGACGCATGCAATCTAGTCATGGAACGGGGGCTAGGTATCGGAGGAAACTATGACAGTAACTTACGTTTACCGTGGTGTTGTTTATACAAGACACAAGTAATGGCACATCAAAGCTCGGTTATGAGAGCAGCAGTCACAAGGCTAACACCTGAGACTTTCCCTGCTCCAGAGCCAGAAAACAAAACTGAAGAAAAGAAAGAAGATGCTCAACTAGAGACTCCTTCTTACTAACAGCACGGGGAGCACCTCAGAGTCGGACTCCCCTGCCCTTGGCTTTTGCCCGGTACGCCGGATACCTCTAGCCGTCTAGACGGTGTGGATAGACACACAACAAAAAAAACTCGAGAAAAATTAGTACTAAGCAATACATATAAACTTTAACCATAATAATGGCACAACAGAATAGCACACTGACCACGAGTCTAACTCGTCCGGGTCAGGCAAATAGTACAGGTGACGCAAGAGCACTTTACTTAAAGCTGTTCAGTGGAGAGATGTTCAAAGGCTTCCAGCACAACGCAATCGCTAGAGACCTTGTAATGAAGAGAACACTTACAAACGGTAAGTCACTTCAGTTCGTCTACACTGGACACACAAAAGCTGAGTACCACGTACCCGGCAACAGCATACTAGGTAACTCCGATGGAGCACCTCCAGTAGCTGAGAAAACAATCACAGTTGATGACCTACTCATCTCCAGTGCATTTGTTTACGAGCTCGATGAAACATTGGCTCACTACGAATTGAGAGGAGAAATATCTAAGAAGATTGGATACGCTCTTGCTCAGAAGTATGACAGACTTATCTTCCGTCAAATTGCGAAGGGAGCACGTCAAGCTTCACCAATCACAAAGTCTGGCTTTGTTGAGCCCGGCGGAACACAGATCAGAGTTGGTACAAACAACCAAGCATCTGATGCATACGTTCCAGCTTCCCTAGTAGCAGCATTCTATGATGCAGCTGCTGCTCTTGATGAGAAAGGTGTAAGCCAAGACGGACGTGTTGCTGTGTTAAACCCAAGACAGTACTACGAACTTATACAAGATGTTGGTTCTAGTGGTCTTATTAACAGAGATGAATCAGGTACTGCTTTACAGTCAGGACAGGGAGTTGTTGAAATTGCAGGCATTAAGATCTACAAATCAATGAACATACCATTCTTTGGCTCATACGGTACTAAGTACGGTTCTGCATCTGCAACTAACCCCGGTGTAACAAGCCCCGGAAACGTAGGTTCATTTGTAGGTGAAACAGCAGAAGACGCTAGAGCTTCTGTAACAGGTATCAATGGTAACTATGGTAACTCATCTGACTTCGCTAACAGCTGCGGACTTATCTTCCAAAAGGAAGGAGCCGGTGTTGTAGAAAGTATTGGACCACAGGTTCAAATAACTTCTGGTGATGTATCAGTTGTATACCAAGGTGATGTTATACTTGGTCGTTTAGCTATGGGAGCAGACTTTTTAAACCCTGCTGCTTGTGTTGAACTTATCGCTGGAGCTGCTGTAGGATCTACAGGTAACGCTGCATTCGGTACAACATACCCAGCTAACGCTTAATTTTATTTTTTATACGGGGGCTTCGGCTCCCCTTTTTTCTTATGCCTTTTCCAACCACAAACGCTACACAAGAGCTACCAGCTATCAATCAAATATTGACATCATGTGGTCAGGCTCCTGTAACTACACTAGACCAAACCAACCCGGAAGTTGCGATTGCTTATGCCACACTGTTACAGGTGTCACGAGAGGTACAATCCGAAGGATGGACTTTCAATAAGGAGTACCACTACGAGTTTAACAAAGACAACAACAACGAAATACTCATTCCTAATAACATAATACAGATTAAGTTATCAGAGAATGCACAAAACAGACCTTACGATGGAGTAAGAAGATCAGGTAAACTATACGACAGACAAAACCACAGATACACATGGGAGTACAGTCCTATCGAATGTGATGTCACGTGGGAGTTTGACTGGGTAGATTTACCAGAACCAATACAAAACTACGTAACAGCCAGAGCAGCTACCCTTGTGTCTGGTAGAATAGTAGGAGATGATGACCAGTATACAAGACTCAGAGCTCAAGAAGGAGAAATGAGAGCTTTAGCTAATGAGTACGAAACACAGCAAGGTCAGTTTACTATGTTCGGACACCCTCAAGGACAGCAGAACTACTATCAAAGCTATCAACCATTTCACGCTTTACAACGATAATGCCAGCAGTAACTCAACGAGTTGACAACTATCTCGGTGGAGTATCTAGACAGTCAGATGATAAGAAACTTCCCGGTCAGGTCGAGGAGTGCATCAACGGCTACCCTGATCCAACCTTTGGTCTTACAAAGAGACCGGGGTTTCAGCACATAGGTAATCTAGGTACTGGTACTACATACGACAACTCTAAGTGGTTCTTTATATCTAGAACCGATTCAGAAAAATATATAGGATGTATCACACCAGCGTCAGGAGGCTCTACAGGAGCCATTGCAATCTGGAATGCTGTTACCTTTGCCGCATGTACTGTTACGTACGGTACAGGGGCACAGGCGTACCTTACAGGCGTACGTACAGACTATGACATACTGACTATACAAGATAAATCTATACTTACTAACAGAACTGTAGTAGCAGCTAAAAATGCTGACCCTACATTCAACGCTAACAGACAAGGAACTATTAAGATCTCAGGTGTCTCGACTGATACTACATACAGTGGTACAGTTGCAGGCTCAAGCTGGACAGTTACTACTGATAATAATGACACATACTCTGATGCTTTAGGTAAGATTAAAACAGCTATAGATGCTTTAAGTATTAGTAATCTTACTGTAACCAAGCTTAAAGATAACTTAAGATTAGTACGTACTGGCTCTTCCTTTACTCTTACAGGTACAGGTGGACCATATGCTAATCAGATGACTGTATTTCAAGATCAAGTAAATACATTAGATGAACTACCTAGTGAGTCATTACATAACCATGTTGTTAAGATTATCAACAGTGGTGCACTAACTCAATCTTACTACCTCAAATATGTAGCAGAAGATGGTACATCTGGTAAAGGTTACTGGAAAGAAGGACTCGCTCCTGACACATCTACAGGATTAGATGCTTCTACTATGCCACACGAGCTAGTAAACAATAGTGTTAATAACTTTACATTACAACGTGTATCATGGACAGCTCGAGATGTAGGTGATGATGACACAAACTCACACCCATCATTTGTAGGACAGAAGATACAACAATCATTCTTTCATAACAATAGATTAGGTTTCTTATCTGGTGACACAGTATCTATGAGTCAGTCAGATAAGTTTTTTAACATGTATCACACATCTGCACAGACTGTTACTGACGCAGATCCTATTGATATAAGTGCTACTACGATTAAGCCGGTTGCACTTCATAGTGTACTACCGTCTACTCAAGGTCTTGTGCTGTTTAGTGCAAACCAACAGTTTATCATGGCATCAGCTGACGGTGTATTAACCCCAGCTAAAACAGTGATACGTACCATCGCTAACTATGAGATGGATACACAGATTGATCCTGTTGATACAGGTACAACTATTAACTTTATCAGTAAGACACCTAGTTATACTCGTGTCTTTGGTATGGTTACACGTGGAGAAAACGAAAACCCACAGGTAGTTGATATTGGTAGAGTCGTAAACGAATGGGTTCCGTCTACAGTAGATACAATGATATCTAGTGCACAGAACCAGTTTATTGCATTCTCAGGACAGTCTACAAGATACATATATTTCTTTAGATCTTATGCAGAAGGTAAAGAACTTAAACTACAGACATGGTTTAACTGGCTCGCACCCGGAACAGTACAAACTATAGCAACAGACTCTGATGAATTTTTTGCTGTAACTAAACAGGGTAGTCAATTTACTCTCAGCAAGGCTAGTCTTAGCCAGAGTCCTGATGACGCTATCATTGTTAACAACGATGGACAGAGATTAAATCCATGTATAGATTTATATGCTACATCTTCTCACGTAGAGTTTGATACAACTGGTGAGTTTAGTAAATGTTTTATACCATACAATGATGCTACAGGTCTTACACCTGTGATAGTTATTAAAGGTACTACAGCCACAGGTCAGTTTATCGAATCTGGATTTACTATATCTCCAGAGCGTGTAGTAGAATCAAGTGGTGCTAGAAGTGGTCAAACATATTTTAAAGTACCATTCAAAAACTTAACAAGCGTAGCTAGTGATGTTATAGTAGGATTTAAATATGACTTTGATGTTATATTACCTAAGACATACTACAGAGTAGATGACGATATGAAGAAGAGTGACTTTACTGCTAACCTTACAATAGCTCGTATGAGATTTGCTGTAGGCTTGTCAGGAGTCATGGGCTTTAAATTAAAGTCTAAAGGCATACGTCAAGGTAAACGTATATATACAGGTGATGGTAGTACCACAGTTTTTAACTGGGTAGATGAAGATTTAAGTTATGTAGATGATGACCAAATCAAAGTCAAACTCAATAACGTGGTAACTACAGCATTTACTGTTGATACTACAAGTGGTATTATACCTAAGATTACCTTCAACACTCCACCACCTCTTGGTACAGAAATACTAATATACCTTGATGAGTGGTATAGTTTAAATCCAGTTGTACTAGCTGACCAATATCTAGCTAACGATATTGCTATATCAGATCAAACTGTATTTACTTTACCTATACACCAAAGACCAGATAACTTTACACTACGATTATTTAACGACTCACCATTTCCTGTCTCTCTGAACTCGATGATGTGGGAAGGAATATACTCACCTAGATTTTATAGGAGAACTTAATATGATGATGAATGATTTTGGCGTCCCAATGACGGACGCTGATATTAATATGACAGCTAACCCTGCCAAAGCCATGATGCAACAAACCATGGAAGTTTCTGGGTTAGAAAACTCATGGGCATGGTTAGCACCAGTTATAGGTGGAGCTGTTGGATTGTACGGAGCAAAGAAAAGCTCTGATGCAGCTAAACAAGCACAATCTGACCGCAATGATGCGGTAGGTGCACAGTATGAATACGACAAACAAGCATGGCAGATGCAAAAAGATGCTGCCATAGCTGACCGTGAGTATGCTGTAAAAGAAATAGAAATGCGAGCCAAGCAAGAAGGACAGCTTGCAGCATACAAAGACGCACAACAACAGCAGAGTTATAACTACAATCTTCAGATACGTAATCAACAACAAGATACAAACGAAAGAATGTATAAAAAGTCTGAAGACATATATTACAACCAACTTGGCGTCAATGCTATGGAAGAGCGAGAAGCTCGACTAAACGAAAGACGAAAGTTAAAAGAAATTAATACTGAAGACTTATACGCAAAACAAGATGCAATGATAGAAGCTATGCAAGCAGAAGGTACAATCCGAGCAAGGGGTGTTACTGGTCGTACTGCGGACAAGCTATCTACAACAGCAGCTCTACAGGCAGCTACTAAGATGACTCTACTTGACTTATCATTAGACAATGCTACAATAGAGTCTAACAGCACACTGAGAGCTATAACTAGAGATCGGACTGTCGCAGACTTAAATGCTTACGCAGCAAGAATGCTAGATCCGGGCGTATTACCTATGCCAATTCAACCATTACCTACACCACAAGCACAATACATGTACCCAAGGGTATATCAGGATTATGACTTTGGACCGCAACCAATCAAAGGAGCTATGATATCTCCATCAGCAGCGGCAGCACAGGTATGGGGTACAAGTATATCAAGTTTAGCTGGAGCAGCGTCAGGCGTTGTAAAAGCATTTACTCCATCAACATCATAAAATGGCAACATCAAAAAACTACAAGAGGTACGCTTCTGGTGGTAACTCAAAGAACAGAAGATTAGATGACGGCTTACGAGCCATGCAAGTGCAGAATGACCGACAGGTACAGGCTCTTGAACGTCTTGAGGTACAAAACCGTATCCAATCTCAAGCATTTACTTCTGGATTAGAAAAGAAAGCAGCTAAAGAAGCTAAAAATAGAGAGCTGCTTAACAAGCTTGAAGTAAAGAAACCACGTCAACTGCGTGAAAAAGCTATCAAGCAGAATGCAGACGTTAAAATTAAATCGTTAGAAAGAGAAGCTATTGAAAACGACAAGTTATCAAAGACATGGGCTGGCTTGTCTCCTACCTTAGCTAAGAATGCACAAGATCTATTTGCAAGCACTGAAGCGTATTTAGGTAAAACTGAAGCTATCAAAGTGTTTAACGATAGGTTAGAGGACGGCACATACTCTAAGACTATGCAGCTGTTTGGTGCTATGAAAGCTGAAGGTAAGGATCTGGACTCTCAACAAGCAAGATACAACTTATACGCTGACGGCAAAAAGCTTGAAGGTGATTATCTAACACAGATTGGTAAACACCATAATCGTTATCTTAAAGATATAGAGTTTGAACAACTAAAGAAAAACTTTGATGGTCTTGAAACAGACCTAGTTGCTTTTCTTAAAGAGAATGGTTTATATAATACAAAAGATATACTAAGTCATTATCAGTATCGAGCTCTAGAGTATCTAGAACAGTATGGTATTAAGCCTGACTCAGAAATGGGTTTTAAGGTACAACGCTTATTTAGAAGTAAAGGAGCTGTTGCAGAAAACCAGATGATGCTAGGTGAAGATTATGAGCTTCATAGTGGAGTAGTAGATTCAGCTCTTAAGGAATTAGAAAGTAAACAAGAACCAAATGCTGGTGATTATGTAGGCAATGAAGCTGGTTACGCTAACGCTTTACTAACAAGCAATCTGGAGAAGAATGCAATATGGGTTAAAGCTGTTACAAGTCAGAACCAGCTACCACTAAAAGGTCAAAATGGTGCATACTCTATTAACCAAGCTCCTAACATGAGAAATAGTATTGAGACTTTTGCAGAGAATGCGTTGCAAAACACACACTACTCTGACAGTCTTGGTACTGAGTCTGGTTGGGAAAGATATAAAGAAGACATTCTCGGTGTTACAGAAGATAACCAGTATGGCTATATTATACCCGGTGGTGACGCAACTAAAAAGACTGATCGTATACTTGGTAAGTTTCCATTCTTGGAAGCTGAGATGAAAGAGAAATGGTTTACACAGAATAAGAAAACCATAGAAGCTATGGCAGCTGTCAAAGATGAAGAGCTAAAAGCTATAGGTAATCAGATACAAGCTCGAATTAATAACAAAGAGTTTGTAGGTCAGATGGGTTATGACGGTGAGTTCTGGAAAGTCTGGGCAGATAACAAAGGTAACAAGTATGTTAATGAAATTATGGGTGCTCGTATAGGGCTATCTGGTGAAAACATTGATTTTAACGATGCTATAGTACAGTCTATTAGAGATGGTAGTATAGAAGAAATTATGAATGCTTGGGCTATGATGGATGAGAATGGTGGTTCAGCTAAAGATCAACGAACAGCATTTGCTGTTAAGAATCTACAAGGTTTAGCTAACTATTTTAATGTTAACGTAGAAGCTCTAGATAATATTATCGAAGGTAAGTCTACAGCATTATTAACAGAAGCAATAAAACATGATACAATTGGCACAAATAAAACACTTAGTCAAGAAGGTATGGATCGAAAGATTACAGCCACTTTACTATCTAAGTATCTTACGGCAGAAGGTAAGAATGCAGAAGAAAAATATAAGAATGCACTAGCTGAAGTGCAAGCGATGATGGGTTACAAAGATGGTAAGATGAGTAACTTTGAAAATAGTGTACGTGGTTATGGTCCGTTTAGACAGAAAGAAGTAGGTACAAAAATTATCTTTACTAACACTGCTGCTGCTGGTAAAAGTTACAGTGGTATCACAACTATGGAAATAGAAGATATGCTAGGCACTACACATAACACTATTTTTGATGCTGACAAAGAAGAGAATCTTACTCGAGTTGAGAGACTATCTAGTATAGTCCAATACTCTATGCGTCAAAATGGTGTAACTATGCAAGATGTTTACAGCTTTCTTGTAGATGGTAAAACAGATAATGCTTTAATTAATCATCTTGTTACAGATAGACTAGGTAAAAATATATCACTGAGTCAGTTTAAAAGAAGTTTAGAACCTATACTTGATGCTGGTACATACAATCAGATTGTTATGATGGATGGTGATGAGTGGTGCAATAATAAATTTGGAATTAATAATGCTGCTCCAAATTGGAGTGAAAAAGATAAACCAACAGCAGTATGTGTAGCAACTATCAAAAAACAATTTGGTGTAAATCCTTGGGAAGTTTTGGTCGATGACAAGGTAAAAGAAAAACTTAACAACATGTTACAGGAGAGGATTTAATGGAAGAAGAAAAAGATGAACAACTGCTAGGGTATACACCACAGAGCTTTAGAAACCTTGAAGGTGTCAATGCTGAACCAGTATTTCCTTCACCATTTAACTCTAAAATAGGTAACAGTTCTATTGATTTAAGAGATAAAGCCAACCACCAAAAGATGCTCGATGAGTATAACGGCTGGTGGGATTATGGTAAAGAGAAAAAGCTTGGTTTTATACCTACTATAGATGATTCACAAG